AACAGTAAATCCAGAGTCTATTGTCATAGGCCCTACTGACATACCATTTGATCCTGCTGTTATTGTATAATTTTCTGAAATGTTATCAACATTCTCATAGATAGCACCACCTGCTGATGCACCTCCACCAATTGATCCCCATGCTCCATCCGCATATCCTTCAAACTCATCTTCAGTAGTATTATATCTAATCATACCTGCTGCGGCTGAGCCAGGTCTTTGTGCTGTTGTTCCGTTTGGCATTGTCAATGAGCCAGTACCAGAGTATATAAGGTTATTAGGAACATTTACCGTGCCCGCATTATGCGTTACTTCATCTCCAGCAGCATCACCTAGAGTTACATTACCTGTTGCACCTAAAGTTGTAAAATTACCTGTACTAGCTGATGTATTACCAATTGGTCCTGGTGTAGCAAAGCGTGCTGTAAAGCCTGCACCAGAAACAGTACTTGATGCTGCGAGTGTAGTAAACGCTCCTGTGCTAGGGGTAGCTGCACCTATTGTAGTACCATCAATTGTGCCACCATTAATATCTACATCGCTTGAAACAATCGTTCCGCTAATGTAATCAATAGAAGCAACAACATTAACGCCATCTGCATATACAAAAGATGATTTACCTGCTGGAACTAACACTCCTGTACCTGAAGCAGTTTTAACTGTTATGGCTGTAGTAGAGCTGTTTTTAATTAAGAATTGTTTTTTGAAAGTATTGGCACCACCTGCGGCAGTGGTAGGTATAACTAAATTACCTGAACCTCCTGCACTTCCTGTAAGGTTAAGGCGTAAGTGTCTAGCTACTTGTGTAGCATTAGAAGAAACACTCCAAGATAATGTAGTATCTCCTGTACCAACAGCTTGATCGACTGTGCCAACAATGGCTTCTTCCATTGCTGTGCCTAAATTGGTATTAGTCGTTGTTCCCCATGTGCCCGACTGTTCTCCGGTTCCTATTAACTCTACCGATAAATTTGAATATGTTGACATATTATTTCCTTATCCTGTAACTATCTCTGTCCAATCAGGAACTTGAGTAGTATCTATTATAACCCATTCTGGGTCTTGAGTAGTATCTATTATAACCCAGTCTGGACTATTAATTAAAGGAGCGTATCCTTGTATATTTAAACTAGTCCCACTAGGAGTTATAATTCTTCCTATTACTTCTGAAGGAGCATATCCTTGTAACGCTAATGCGCCTACATTTGGAGTAATTACTCTACCTTCTGTTACAGCTGGAGCTATTCCAGCTAATGTTAATGCACCTACACTAGGTGTTATAACTGTGCTACCAAATACGTGTGGTGCTTCACTTGCTATACTTACTGCTCCAACTAACGGAGTCTTAAATATATTATTCTGTTGTACAACTTGAGGAGCTATCCCCTGCAATGTAAGTGCTCCTGCTGGTGCCGCTACTACATCACCATAAACTATACTTGGTGTTGTCCCTGCTAGTGTTACTGCTCCTACACTAGGAGTTACTATCTTACCTTGAACTACACCTGGTGTTAATCCATTTAACACCGCTGCCCCTACACTAGGGGTTATTACGCTACTTTCAAATACACTTGGTGCTATGCCTGCTAATGTTAATGCACCTACACTCGGAGTTATTACTGCTCCATCTAATACTGTTGGTGCGACCCCTGCTAATACTAAATCTTTTACACCTGGGGTTATTACTTTACCCTGAACTACACTAGGGGCTATGCCTGCTATAGCTACAGATCCTGTAACTAGCGATACTACGTCCCCTTCACCCCATGGACCAGAGCTCCAGGTATTTCGTCCCCAGCCGGTAGCCATTACTAGCTCCTTATGTTAAGGTAAATATGCCAGTAGCAGCAGGTAAAACAGTTAAAGTATTTGGCGAAGTTACAGTAAACTGAGAACTAGATAACTGACAGAAACATAAAAGTTTACCTGCAGCTGCTCCAGTAGAGTTACGTAAAATCGCATATCTAATATTTACTAAACTAGCTCCCGAAGCAGTAAATGCTAAACCTACTGCAGACATAGTAAACTTCTGCTGTTTAGCTGATGCTCCTGTTACCCATTGAGCTGTTGCCGGTACTAAATTTCTACCCCCAGTAACATACCCCCCTGCCGCTGCAACTTCGTTTGTTACAGATGCATAAGTACTCAAAGTAAATGTAGATGCATTACTAGCTGTCTGAGCTAAAACCATTTTAAAAACACCGGCACCTAACGTTATGGTACCATTACCTATATATTTTTTGGCACTGTTATATAGTTGCCATGCTGTTGCTGCCATGTTAAATCTCCTTTATATCGGCGTATGACGCGCCGGATTCTAAAATATGATGTAATAACCCACCATAGATTGCTAACTCAATTTCATCGCCTAACATTTTAATTAGGTCAATAAACTCTTGGGCTTGCGATACCATCCAAGGGTTACAGTTAAATATCTTCCCGCTCACGTTTACAGGCATAACTAACTGTCCATCATTTTCTTCTTGTTCGTATGCGTGATGCATTTCATCTTCACCTAAACAGGAATCACACCCAAATAAATGAAATCTTTTAAATCCTAACATTCTAAACAATGGTATAGCTCTTAACAATACAGTCGATCCTCCTGGAACTGACCACCATGTTTTATACTGCTCATCTAGTATATCTTTTAATAGGTCTGCCTGCGTATGCCATATATAAGTTTTATCTTTTGGCAAGCCCTCAAATACACTAGGGTTACATTGTGAAGCTATAAAGTATTTACAATCCTCTACTACAGGTTTTGTAAACCTCGCATTAAACTTTCTTGCATCTACCATGACCATAGCAGAAGGAGTTAAACCATTATCTAAACACCATTTATAGGCATTATTAATAGTTATAAGTTTAACACCATTTTGTCTTAATTGCTTTATTTTTTCTATATGTTGTGGTAAGGATGGTCCTCCTCCTACAATCATAACTTCAATATCATTAGTCGGATGTGGTTCTACTTGTAAATAACCTTGCTTTATATTGTGTTCTACGTTTTTCTTTATCTCATCATCAGTTGTATTTACAGTACCCGCATCAACCACTTCTTCCCCTGATGCCCAATTACTTACATAAAACAAACAAGTATTATCTGTTTTGTTAGACCAATGTATTATACATTTATGGTCTTTAAGTTTTTTAAGCCACCACTCATATGGGTGCACACTCAGATGTAGTTTATGTCCTACTAAAACTCCTGCTTTATCATCAACTGTAGATATTTGGAAAAATACATGTTGACAAGCAGTTAAACAATTTTCTATAACTTGGTCTACATGATGTGGTCTTATATGTTCCATCACATCAGTACAAAAACCATAAGCTGCTTGAACAGGTAGAGGTTGAGATAAATCAGCTTCTACAAATCGCAACGCATGCTTCTGTGTTTCTAACATTGGGACTATATCTTCATCTAAGCAATTATCTGCAAAGTCAACCATAGTTACATCTAGTCCACCAAAGAACGCTAGGTTCAATCCTCCACGTCCTGTACCACATCCTAAATCAAGAACTGTAGCACCTTGTTTAGGTTTAGCTTGTTTTAAAAATTCGTGAGCTATATTTTCACCAGGAGCAACTTGTCTATACTCTGGTTTATCCCACATCATTTTATATAAATCTTTTTCTAATGGTCTTACTTTATCTACTGTTACTTCTGGTGCATCCGCTATAAGCGACGAAAATCCTGTCATGTTATCCCTTTCTATTCAAATCGAATAAGTGCCGTTGTTGCAGTGTTATCAGGTAATGTTACAGTTAGCGTTTGAGCTGCAATAGTTTTAACTGATCCAAAATCTAATACACATACAGAATAATTACTAGAACTACTATTATATATTAAAGCTCCTCTTGCAGAAAATGTGCCTGTCCAAGTAGTAGGAGAATTAAAAGTTATATACACTACGTCTGCATCATCATCTTGTGTAACTGTAGCGCCTGTTAATGTATTACCCCCAGCTACATACCCTGTGCCTACCACTTCATTAGTAGTTGTATATGCAGAGGTAGAAGAATCTAGCGTTGCGTCATCAGTATATAAAGCTATTTTAAATGTGTCGGTATCAAAATCTATATCACCAGCTAATGATTTAGCAACAAATGTATTAGTTATTCCTTGTATAATAGTTGCCATTAAACTGCACTCCCTCTTCTACCTTTAACAGGTATTCTAGCTTGTCCACTACGATAAGCATCACGAGTATTTTTACCTTCGCCTAGTCTAGTTAATTCTACTAGTGCTTGTTCATATCTATTAGAGTAGTTTGCTATTGTTTCTGGGTCGGCTTTGAGGTACGTAGCTGCTTCCAACAATGAACCATAAAGTAATACGGAACTATAATTATCTCCCAGCCAAGACGTACCGCTAGCGGCAGTAGTAATAGACTCAGGATAAAAAAAGTAATGAAGCTCAGCACCATAAGCTTTATCAGGTGTAGGACCGAGTATAAATGTTGTATCATCGAAGACAGCATAATATTGTGGTTTTCCATAGTGAGCTGCATCAGTATCAGGGAATGATTGCCTAATAAAGTTAACGTCTTTATTTATAAGAAAAGTATACTCATTAGTTGTATTATCAATAGCCGCTAAACTATAAGTAGCCAACCAATCGGCAGGCACATTTAAATACTTGTTAGCGAAGTTAATAGTACCTGTATCATTTCTTCTTAAGTCTGGAAGATTAACTCCATTAAAGATTCTGTTCTCAGCTTGAGTTATAAACGTGTTTACATCTACTGTAGAGTATTCATCTTCAGTATACGATTGTATTTGTGCAACTAATTCTGCGTAAGTCATAAACTATCCTTACGCCATAGGACCGCGAGCTTTTGTGCCTTTAGTTGCTGCACCATTACCGCGAGTTACTACGCCTGTTGTTTTAACATTTTTTTCAGGATAACCTGCAAAGTTAGGTACAGGTACATCTTGAGGTTGTGCAAACCCATCTACCATTTTTGGTTTTCTTTCTTGATTTTCTTTAGCCATTTCTTTCTCCTAAGTTATTGTTATTGTAACAGTTCCTACTACTCCTGAACTTACTAAATTATTTCCCGTAAACTCATTAGACGGAGGTCTTGCTCCACCAACAGGTTCCCATCCCCATTGTATATCTCTTGATCCAGTTACGTTGTTGTCATTAAAACTCTGGTCAGGTCTTGGATCTCGCACTGCTTGAGGATCTTCTACTGGATACATCCCCTGCATATTCTGTGGTTGATCTGGGTTCCAACACTCCTTACAAGCTTTAATATTAGTGTTAGTTTTTCTTACATATAAATCTTTTAGTTCTCTAAGCTTGAACTGAAAACCACAAACATCGCAGTCTGCAATAGCATTCTTATTAGTTGTATACCTATTGCTCATTATCTACCTTTAAGATAATTTCTATCCACTATTTTCATAGCTTTTTTTGCATCGGCAACTCCTTTATCATACCCCTTTTTATCTTTGCCTTTTCTTTTATAAACAGTAGTTCCTTTATTTAAAAACTTTTCCATTCCCTTATTAATTACTCGTTTAATAGGGTTTGATTCTAATTCCGTATCTAATCCCTGCGCATAACCTTCTGCAAATTTACTTCTTGATTTATCTTTTGTGTATCCTGCTCCGCCAACTTTACCGCCTTCATCGTACCCTTTTACTTTACCGCCTTTCATGTAGCCCTCGTTTTCACGAATCTCTTTATCCACACGACGAATC